ATTGAACCAGGAATTGCAACTGTGCTACTTACCCAAGGAATATCCGTTAAAACAACCACACCTGTACCAGGTATATAATTTACAGCAACAACATTTGCCGTTCTATTATATGATGGTCTTGGAACACCATAGATATAACCACCTTCAGCAGGTGTACTACCTTGCCATCCCTTAACTGTAACCAAACCATTTGGTGTAACACTTTGAATGGTTGTAACACCATTATAATAAGGGAATGTTTCTTGACCTGTAACAGTGATTTGCTGACCTGTTAAGAACGAATGTGGTGTTGTACCTGTAAATCCTACATTGGATGCAAAATAGTTATCCACATATGGCCATTGGATAACATCCTGTAATACATTAATTGTATCCCCAATTTGAAATGGTACATCAGACGTACTTGTCATTCCTGTGGCTACAAATCCAGCAGTGTAACCACTGAAATAATTGTCATCAAATCTAAAATTATAAATCTGTTGAGTACCACAATATATGTCATAACCAAACATTGTATTTGGCCCATCATATGATAAAGCATAATCAATTGTCTGTCCCGTTAAATCTTGAGTTTCAAAATCCTTTAATGATGTTGATAAATCAATTTTACCATATCCTTCCAAATCAGGTTCTAACTTCCATTTCAATACTTTTGAACAAGTAAATCCTGAAGCTCCAAATGGTGCATTGGGGATTAGGTCAATTGCAAAACTGGTTGATGATACAACTGCTTGTACAATATAATATCCTGTAAATTCATTAGAGTTAATTGAATCGTCAATTAGTACTGTATCCCCAACTTTAAAGTCATGTGCTGTTGTTGAGTTTAATAATGTATATACGTCAGTGTTAATATTGACTGAAGTGTCCGCTGATATTGTAACTGTATCCCAAACTACATTCACCAAATATTTAAATTGTTGTTGGGTGGTATAGCCTGAAGAATATATTTTAAGTGGAACTGCTGAATAAGCTCCCATATAATCGTGTGGCTGTGTTATTGCAGATAATGACATAATTTTTTAATTAAATATTCTTAGTTATTAAGTGTTTTTATTTGGTTTTAAATTGCTCTTTTACGTTATTAAGTATTTTTTCAACCAACTCGTCCTCAAATTTATTAACCCATCTAGATTTATATTCAATCGTTCTAATTGTTCTTGTAATTACATTGGTTGGTTTTAAACCATATCTGAATATTGTCCACCTACTTGCATATGCAACTTCTTTAGGTAATCCCTTTGTTCTAGCCCATTGTAATAATGGTCTTATTGGTGGTGGTTTTTGTTTATACGAATATGGGGTTCTAAATCTTCTTTCTGTACCACTAACCCCCTTATCAATAAAGTTAAGGTAGAATTCAGAATTTAATTGAATATCTACCACATCTTTTCTTCTTGTGATTAACTTATAATTGATGGACTTATCTAATCTACCTGACGCATATTTTGCATATGGTCTAATATCACGTAATTGTTCTCTTAAGGTCTTAACCCAAAGTTTACCAAATTCCTCATATGCTTGTCTGGTGACTAGTTGTTTTGCCATTAATAAATTAAATTAACACAAGGACAAGTTATTACCACATTGGTTATGGTAAATGCTGTTATAGATTCCCCTGATTGTAATTCAGGTTGGAAGTTCCAAGTTAATTGATGAGCATCTTCAGGGAATATTCTCATTCCACTATATTCAGTTCCCAAATCTCCTGACATTTCACCATAGAATTCATAGTTACAAATAGCATTAGCTGAACTAGTGTACCCTGAATCATTCCATAAACTTGCTCTAATTTTTGTATCACTAATTAATTCCCCTTGAACATATTGTGTAGTTATTACAGGACAAGTAGTGGTTGTGGTTGTCACAATTGGAAATGGGGATGCTGGTATAATACAATTGACTTGTTTTAATCTAAAGACAATTCTCCCCACAACACCTGTTGATTTGTCTGTGGTTTCATCAATTACAGGATAAAAACTAACGTCTTGTGAAAATAAAACACCATATTGTCCCCAATATTGTTGAATTTCTGTTACAAGGTCTTGAAGGATTTGTACCATGTCTGATAAAATCTCTTGTGAGTTATCTGAATTAAATCCGTTCACGTTTAGGTAGTTCTCTTGGATATTAATCTTATCCATAAACATTACGGAAAATGAGAACTCAGGGATTGAACTTCTAATATTGGTTGCAGTTGAAATAAGACCATCCTCATTCATTGTAACCCACATATAGGGGAAATCCATCTGTCTTGATGTTCCGATGTCGTAGGGTTCACCAAAACCAAAATCTTTCAACATATAGTGTCTGTTTGAAAAATCTTCAAACCACGATATAAGTTGATTTAGGGTAATAATATTTGTTGCCATTATAAACTATTTTTATCTTGTATGTCTTTTATATTTTTAAAATACGATAACCAGTTTAAACAGGATATGTAATTTTTCTTGTATATTTCTTCTTCAGGTTCATTCAATTTTGTCATTAATGCATAAACAAAATCTAACCATTTATATCTTTCATCTAATTTCTTTGCCTCACCCAATTTTTTAGCAAATTTGCTGTCAGAGTCCTTTACTGGTCTACTTCTTTTGTAGAGTCCAGCATATTGGGATTGAATGAAACTCCTCCAACTAAAAAAAAATTGAATATATGGTGTATTTCTGAAATTTTTACCTGATTGAATTTATCGGTTCTATTTAACATTTCTGTTGTGAACTTCTCAAAACTACCATTATCTTTCTTTTTTCTTAAGAATAGACATAGTAATTGTGGCATTACCTTGTAGATATTCCCATTGGTGGAATCCATTATCGTCTCAATGGTAATAATCTCCCCTGTGGTCATTTTATTGAAATCTTTGTATAGGTAATATTTCTCCCCATCAATCTCAATAAAATCTGTTTCTTTGGTATTAACCTCTGTGGATACAAATGAAAGATTTTCTGCTAGTGATTTAAAATCTTCCACGTCCATCATCATAATAATTTTCTCATCAATACCTGATAATGCAGATATAACTTTGACACTAGCCATAAGTTTGTTATCAATTGGGGTATTCTCTGAAAATAATCTTGTGAATTGAGCAACAGTCACATCATCCCAAGATGTTGGGAATTCATAGGACTTAACCTCATCTTCTAACTCAATTTGAACTGAAATCATAATTTTTAATTAAATATATTTATTGGTTTATCGTTTTTATGCTGACATAATCTTAAATGGCATTGTGGTTCTATTCTCTTTTCTTACCCCTAATTTCATCATTGCTAGGTATCTTAATGCATCACACCCGTGATTAAATGCATCAATTGGTGTGGGGTCATATCCACCATCCCTATTCTTTTTCCACATATACTTACTGAACTCATCTAATAAGTTGATTGACCTTTTAGTTACTAACATATGTTTTTGTTGAAGAATCTGTATACCATAGTTTACACTATCCTTACCTTTTTCCACAGGTTTAACTTGGTGTCCCAATCGTTTTAGTTCTGCAATGGATTTTGGTTCTGCACTATCACAAAAGATTTCCCCTTTTACCTCGTAGGACTTCATTAGATTGGATAATTCGGAGTTTAACAGACCTGTCTGATAGATTACCTCATCCACAACAATATCGTCGTTGTATTTGTATACTGAGATAAGTGCTGCTGGGTCTTGAGCGAAACCAAAGTCCAAGCCATATCCAATCAGACTGGCTTCTTCAGGTATCTTATCAATGATTTCATAGTCAGTGAATATTGTTCCCTCTACTGAACCTATTTCACCATCCAAATATACTTTACACCAATTCTCCCAATATGATGAGGTTTTGGCTTTTTCCCGATTTGATTCAAGTATTTTTACAATTTCTTCAGATAGAGCTTCATTGTCTTTGTAAGTAAGAACTAATAATTCACTATCAGGTTGATTAATTACCTCTGAATGAACCCAAAATTTACTGGTGGGATTATAGTCCAAATATATGTCCCCATCTGTTCTAATGGACAATTGAAGATATGCATCATAATTTATATTATTGCACTCGTTTAAGTATAAAATATTTCTTCGTGCACCCCTTAATCTACTTTCATCATCAGCACTAAAAAACTCTATGTATGAACCATTTGAAAATTCGTATCGTAGAAGGGTTTTATTATAGTGGGAAGGTATATACCTACCAGTCTCTTTCATAATCTTTAGGAAGTCCTTATTTGTACCCCTACGTATATGTGGTATACTCTCTGACACTATAGATATTTCAAGATTGGGGGTTTTGATTGCTTTATCAATTAGGATTGCCAAAATTGAAAAGGTTTTGGAAGCTGATGTCCCTCCCTGTATTACTTTGATACGGGATTTCATCTTCCTGATTTTTCTCAATGCTGAAGTGTATATGAATTTACTCTTCGTTGTCGTCATCCAAGAATAGGGGTTGTTCTGTTATAGTTAATTCTGTCTGTTGTTTTACAGGAGCATCCAATCCCAATAATTTTGATAATTGTGCCAGTGACTTATTCCAATTCCCCCTGTCAATAAAGTTCTCATCTGACTTTGCTGATTCTATTAGTTCCAAGTATTCTTTAATTAAGAACTCACGGGTTATTTCTAACTTCTCTGCCGTCTTTTCTTGTTGTTGTTGGATATATTCCTTTACTCCCTCATTATCCATCAATCTAACAGCATTAGATTGAGCCGCTTTATCACTACATTTATAGACAGATTTATAAGCTTGAACTTGGTTTAATCCATTAGCCAGATACTCATCACAGAACGCTTTGTGTCTATTATTCATAATTAATTATTTTTTATTGAAAATTACAATCATAAGAGGTTTGATATAACCAATTTTAGTGGGGTCATCTTCAATACCCCTATCGTGTAAAAATCTAAACCCTTTATTTGGTTTTTCTAAAAACCTAACTTCAACATTAGGTTGTTTATAAATGTACTTGTGAAAATACCTTGTATGTGTTGAAGCGGGAATTAACATTACTGA